AAATTCAGACACTGGCGATACTGGTGCAAGTATGGATACGTCAGAGGGTGAATCCTATGATTGGGGTGGTTTCTACAAATCAGGCGGTCGCGTAGGAATGCAAGACGGTAGTTCTGTAAGAACAGTGCATGACGATCACTCTGGAGAATTTCATTCACCAACTTGGAGAGATAAAAGTGTTGGACTAGATGAAACAATGTATGAAATTGACCAAGATCGGCTATATGGCGACCAAGAACAGGCAGAAAAGAGTGCTAACCTACAATTACTTAAAGAACTAGAACGCAAAGACGAAGCGACACACGATGAATACATGGCTGCAGTGGCCCTTCGTAGCCTTGATAATCCTTATGGTATGATAGATCGTGTTCAATTATTATTTGATTTACCTCCTTTGTCACAAGAACAGAGTGACCAGCTTTACGACAGGATAAATAATAAAGGGTATACTAGTGCCAGAGAAATGACTGCTGATATGGTGGCTCACTGGCCTGTAGAAGAGTCAGAACTAGAACGTAAAAAAAGATACAAAGAATACATAGGTAACGTATACCCAAAGAAGAAGGAAGAATCTTTTCAAGAAGGAGGTTCGGTTCAAGAAGCAGAAATGGCAAACCTTGGTATGGTTAATGAGCAAGCAGCAGCACCGCAAAAAGGTGGTCAACAATCAGTAAAAGATGACATACCCCGTGAAGCAGATGAAGGTGATTACATCCTTCCATACGAAACTGTTTTACAGGTAGGTCTAAAACAGCTTAATCGTTATGCAAAAGAAGCTATAGATTTAGCTATAAAAAACGGTGTTAACTTAAAAAACACAGACCTTGATCCAAGCGATGATGTTCCAATAAAGATAAGCAACTATGAGTATCATATACCTAAAGGACTTGTGCCTTACTTTGGTGGTGGAAAGAAGTACCTTGACAAGATACGTAACGAAGGACTTGCACTACGTAAACGCTTAGAAGAAGAAAAACAACCATCTATGCAACAACAGCAGCCAATGGAAGCTGCTCCAGCATTAGCACCAGAACCACAGATGGTTCCAGATGCACAGCCACAAACACAACAAATGCCAATGATGCAAGAAGGCGGTTTTATAAACGATCCTGTCAAAGCTTTAAAATCTGCAGAACAAGCTTTAACATCTGATTCTTCTCAACCTACGCAGTCTGCTTATAATCAAGTACAAGCATTAGAACGTGCAAGAGTTCAAAGGCAGCAACCGCCAATGGTTGATCCATCAGGTAAAGTAGTGCAACAAGGTTTTGCAGCACCACAAGGGTATGATCTTGGTGGAGATGTTATTGAGTCTGAAGGAGAAAGACTTACTACACCAGAAGACTTAGAACCACTTCCTGTAACTCAGATGCAAACTTCTGCTACACCTCAAAATGAATCACAAGTTGCTATGTCAGATTTATCGAAAAAAACTTTATTTGACCAAGCATTTAAAAAGAGTAGAGCAGAGGGAAAACAAGAATTTGAGTTAGACGGAAAAAGATATGGTACAAACACTCGTGAAGAAGTGCAAATGATGAACAAATTTAAAAATCTTGAGCCTTACAAAATGATGGCTTTGGTAGCATTAGGTGAAGCAAGAAGCGAGGGTCCAGCAGGTATGCAAGCTGTTATGCACGTTATTAACAACAGAGCAAATGCAAACAGATCTCAAGAGTTTGGAGGAACAGATCATAGAAGTGTAATGTTACATAAAAATGCTTTCTCAGCTTTAAGAGGATACTTTGATCCTAAAGAAAGAAAGAACTTTATGACTTTTATGAAAGTAAAAACAGATGACAAGTGGTACAAGCAAGCTGAAAAAGATGCAAAAGCAATTCTTAATGGAGAATTAGAAGACATAACGAATGGTGCTTTATACTATTACAATCCTGATAAAGTAGAAAAGCCTAAGTACCTTCAAGGAAAAGAACGAAAAAGACTTATAGGAAGTCACGCTTTTTTTAGTAAAGGCGGTTTTGTTGATAGAGTAGTGGATACAGCAATATAATGTTAATGCGCGGAAAATTTATAGAATACATCAAGCTTGTAGAGAACGGTGGTAAAGCTGGCTTTGACGGTGAAACGTGGTTTCCTCATCCATCACCTGAAGGCGGCAACGACACTATAGCTTATGGTCACAAATTAAAGAATGATGAAAGTTGGATGAAAGTAGGTATATCAGATATGGATGCTGAGAATCTACTTATAGCTGATTTGCAAATTGCAGCCGAAGGCGCAAGCAATGTTATATCAGAGTTTGGTAGCGGTGACTTCGATGCACTGTGCCAAAACTGCCAAGAAATATTCACAGACTTTGTATTCAATCTAGGTAGTAATGGTTTACGTAAGTTTCCTAAGTTTGTAGAGGCAACACTAGATCACAATGCTGAAGTAATGCAACAAGAATATAAGAGATATTACCGTAACGGATACGGTGAATTAAAAGAATTAGAACATCGTAATGCAGAGTTTGCAAGGATGTTCTTCTAGTCAATGGCTACCCACATAACATGTCGTTATTGGCCCCATTGCTAACCTACCGTTGGCTACCCATGTTGTCACATGGCCCCACGAAAGAGAGGTAAAAATGACTGTCCGTACTGAAACCGATACTTTTGAAGAAGAGGATAATGAAGAACTAGAGCCTACCCCATACCAGAACGAGTATAGAGGTGCTTTAAACGACCCAGACGAAGATGAAGACATTGAAGACCCCATAGATATGGCTACTCCTCAACGTAAGAAACAAGGTCTGGTTGAAAAGAATGCTACTAATGAATCTGATGCACACGACTATAAGAAGCGTTATTCAGATTTAAAGAAACATTATGATACTAAACTTAACGAATGGAAACAACAGCAAGAGCTACTTCAAGCTGAGTTATCAATGGCAGAAAAGTCTAAGGGCTTGCCAGAGCTACCTAAGAGTGAAGAAGAACTTGAAGATTTTCGAAATAAGTATCCAGATGTTTATGATGTAGTAGAAACTATCTCATCGTTAAAAGCAAGTGATAGAGTCAAAGAGATTGAAGGACGCTTAGAAGATCTAAGGATAAAGGAGCAAGAAGCTATTGTTCAAACTGCTGAACAAGAACTATTAAGTTTGCACCCTGACTTTGGAACTTTAAAAGAAGACCAACAATTTCTAAACTGGCTTGATGAACAGCCTCAAAGTATATCTGACGGGATATACAAAAATAATACTGACACTAAATGGGCTGCTAGAGTTATTGACTTATTCAAAGCTGATACTGGACAAGTTTCTAAAACGAGGTCAACCAAACGGAACAAACAAGCTCCTAAGAAGGCTGCTGAAGCTGTAACAAAAACTAAACAAAGACGTTACATTGAAGACCTTCAGGATGATACTAAAGTTTGGACTGTTGCTGAGATTTCTAAACTCAAGCCTAAAGAGTTTGCTCTTGTTGAAAAACAAATCGACAAAGCAGCTAAAGAAGGCAGAGTAGTGAACTCTCTGTAAAATAATAACTAAACCTTACTAATTGTAGAAAAGGATTAAGCTTATGGCTTATGCAACTGCTGCAGGTTATGAAAACTTACCAAGTGGTAATTTTGTACCTGCTATCTACAGTCAAAAGGTTCTCAAATTCTTTCGAAGATCTTCGGTAGCGGAAGCAATTACCAACACCGACTATTCTGGTGAAATTGAGAACTTTGGCGACACCGTGAATATCATTAAGGAACCAACAATCTCGGTTTCTTCTTATACTCGCGGCTCTACAGTGAACACACAGGATCTGGCAGATGACCAAATCCAACTCATTGTAGACCAAGGCAACTACTTTGCCTTTAAGGTTGATGACATCGAAGAGCGTCATTCACACCTTAACTTTGAGTCTCTTGCAACTTCTTCTGGTGCTTACACCTTAAAGAAAGCATACGACTACAACATTCTAAAGGACATCTACGACAACGCTGCTACAAGTGCTGCCGATACTGGTACAGATAGTTCTCCTTTAACAGGAGCCGCTACTACTCTTACTGGTGACGAGCTTGCAAATGTAATTAGTGCTGCTGCAAAAGTTCTTGATGAGAATGATGTCCCTTACGAAAATCGTTGGTTAGTAGCCGACCCTGAGTTTTTTGAAGTACTACGTTCAGCATCTGCAAAGATCATGGACGCTAGTGTTACTGGAGAATCAGGTTCTGCTCTTATGAATGGTCAAGTAACGGATCGTGTAATACATGGCTTTAAAATGTATCAGACTAACGCTATCGTTAATGGTGGTGCTGGTGCAGCAGCGAGTCATACATTTTCTTCAACAAATGGTGGTGAACACATCTTCCTCTATGGTCATATGAGTGCCGTTGCTACGGCTTCCCATATTGCTAAGACGGAAGTCATTCGTGACCCTGATAGTTTCTCTGACATTGTTCGTGGTCTTCACGTTTTCGGACGTAAGGTACTTCGTGGCAGTGGCACAGGCTACAAGGGTGTGTTTTCTGGCGTTGCTGATCTTGGCTCATAAGGAGGATATAAATCATGGCTACTTATAATAGAACGGCTACTGGTGGTGGAACGGTTGGACATCCATCCAACGCTGCAGTGCCTTACGTGATGACTTCTCCTGTATGGGATACTGCTGACGGTGGTACTGGAGGTGACGTTGTTCAATTGATCGATGTTCCTGCAGATAGCATGGTTGTCGCAGGTTGCTTAGAAGTGCTTGAAGCACGAGGCAATGGTCAGATTACTATGGATATTGGTATTACTGGCGGTGACGTAGACTGTTTTGTAGACGGTTCTGCTTGCGCTGCTGGCTTCACACCATTCCTAGAAGCTGCTGTTGGAGCCTCTGGTTCTAACGCACGTATACTAACAAGTGCTGATACTATTGATGCTCTCATCTTAGATGGTGGCTCCACTGGTGAATCTGCACTGCGATTCCGCATTCATGTTGTGTTGGCAGATATTTCTAAAAACCCAACTGAGTCGGCTACAGTATCTTCGGGTACTTAATCACTTAACAGTTTTGTGGGGTTCTGTTCAAAAACCCTACACTTTCTTGCTTTGTTCAACTTATATGTGAAAGAATTAATATGTTTATTAAGCTGCTTACTGACGATGAAATACAGACTTGCTTGAATGCAATTACAAAAGATACCTTTAAAAATGGCAACAAGTCACAGCCTTTAAAAGAAGTAAAACAGAATAAAGAATCATTAAGTGTACCAGAAGACATTCGTAAACTAATAATCAATAAGATATACGATGCACACTATATAGATTGTGTCTACTGCCCAACCAGAGTTTCAGTTAACTACTACAACCAGTACAAGAAAGATGATTACTATAATCTTCATGTAGATAACTTCAAAGCACATCCAAAGTCAAACAACGTACACTTTGATTACGGCTTTTCAATAAACTTAAACGATGATTACGAAGGTGGAGAGATATACTTCAACACAGAGATAGGAACCGTAGGACGAAAACTACAAGCAGGTGAAGCTGCTATCTTTCCAATTATATACACGCACGGTGTAAAAGAAGTAACAAAAGGATTAAGAACAAACGTTTTAGGATGGTTCTCTTCTAACCTGTCATACGAACAATCTTTCATGTTAAAGAACTTGTATGAAGTAAACCAGCATCTAGCAAAAGATAACAACGATATATTTGTAAAGTCCGTTCTTGTACAGAACTACCTCAAGAAAGAATGGGGTAAATAGAATTATGGAGATAATATTATGGCAACCCTGAGTTACACAACTCATTTCACTGTAGACATTCCAGATGATGATACACACACTATCACTGGAGGAAGCACTACAGCGACTGATTCAATATCTATAACGCATTATTTCGATAGGCGTTACAGTATTACTAATGGTACTCTTACTGAAGTATGGAATGATACCATGCTAGGAGACTTTGACTTTCTTTGGGTTGAGTCAGATCAGGCTGTAGAGATACAGCTTATGTGTAACGAAGGTGGAACAGTAGCAGGAAGCAACCTTGAGAATGCGTGGGTTGTTAAACTTGCTGCAGGTATTCCTTTTTGTCTTGCTGACGATTCAAGTCGTAACAGAGGTGATGTTACAGGAACCTTTAATGAAAGCAACTATCTTGCTGAGAACGATACTTGGGAAACAAATTGGACTGCAGATACAATAGATCGTATTGAATGTTATAACGGATCAGGCAGTACCGCCAACGTGCGTGTATTTGCTGCAACTTAAAAGGAGAAAATGATGGGAATTAAAGTATTGCCTTTACCTGCATCAAAGGATCAAGAAAGTGATATGAGCATTATTAGTGATATTATCAGTATTAAAGGTGGAAAACCTTCTGATTATGATGGCCTTTCTACGGAAGAATTAAACAGACTCAGGGCTAAAGCTTTTAAAGATGCAGAAAAAAAGATGAGTGGCGGTCCTGTAAAGAAAAAGAAGAAAGCTTCTAGTGGATATATGGGTGGTGGTTACGTTAAACCTAAGATGATGGGTCACGGTGGTATGGCGTATCGAGGAAGAAGCTATGCTTATGGTGGTAGAGTAGCAAAATATAAAGGATAAAAGACATGGTTATGAAGTTAGTGAAACAAGGTGGGAAATGGATATTAGCTAACGTTCCTGATAATTGGAGCAGTTACGCAAAAAATATTGTTAAGAGTGTAGGTAAAGATGCTCCCACAGGTAAACCAGCAAATATAGGAGAGTCAACGTTAAAAGCTCTTGCTGAAAGTGCAGCAAGAAAAGCGGCTAAAACTGGATCTACAAAGGGTACTGGCGTTAAGTATCAAGGCGATAGAAAAGTATACACAATAGACGGAAAACAAGTTAGAAAAAATCCAACACGAACTGATAAACAAAAGAAAACAGACCGAAAACAAAAACTTGAAGATCAATTAAAAGCTTCATCTGAAAAAACAGCTATATTCCGCAAAGCATATCAAGAAGGAAGGATGCCTGATGGTAAAAAGCTGTCTGACGCTGAAAAGATTATGAAACCAGCTACTCCTAAGAAAAATCAGAAAGGTCTAAGTTTAGCAGGAAGAGGCGAAACAACTAAAAGAAAAAGCGGTGGCGCAGTATATCGTGGCAGAAGTTACGCATACGGTGGTAGAGTGGCTAAGTATAAAGGCTAGTCAGTATGACTAAACGACAGAAACCTATAGCACGTAATAAGAAAAACTATCGCTCGACTAAAAGTGGAGCAGGTATGACAAGGGCTGGTATTGCAGCACATCGTAGAGCAAATCCAGGTTCCAAGCTAAAAGGTGCAGTAACAGGTAAAGTAAAAGCTGGCAGTAAGTCAGCTAAAAGACGTAAGAGTTACTGTGCAAGATCTGCAGGTCAAATGAAGAAGTTTCCTAAAGCTGCTAAGAACCCTAAAAGCAGATTAAGACAAGCACGTAAAAGATGGAAGTGTTAAACAATGAATTATCTTACACTTGTAAATAATGTTCTTAACGAACTTAACGAGATAGAGCTAACATCAACTACCTTTACATCTTCCAGAGGTGTACAGTCTATGGTTAAGAACGTAGTCAACAAATCAATTAATGACATCTACAACTCTGAGATTGAATGGCCTTTTCTCATAGCTACGCAAACTGATAACCTTGTTGCAGGTACGCAGGAGTATAGCTTTCCCTCAGACTTTCGTAAGATTGACTTTGATTCTTTTATGCTTTTGCCGAAGAATCTAATCACTAACGGTACATTTGATGCAACCATATCTGATTGGACAGTAGTATCAGGAAGTCCAATAAGAGTGGAGACAACAAACTCAGGTGCAAGTGTAGCAGGTGCGTTACGTCTTACATCTGCCGAAGTAACTCAAACTGTACAAACAATCATAAACAAAGAATACATTGTTCGAACACGAACCTTCTCCAATGATGTAACGTTAAAGGTAGGTACTGCATCAGGTGGAACACAGAATTTAAGCACAACACTAAGCGTTACCAACACAGGAGATGGTGAATGGCAAACAAACGCTTTTACTGCTACCGCTACTACAACCTATATTGGGTTTGCAGAGTCAAGTGGAAACAACGCAGAGATAGATACAGTGGAAGTTGTGGAAAATGAAAGCCCACGTAAGTTGCAATACATCTCACACGATGAATGGTTTGATAGTTATTCTGAAACAGATCTCAATCAGACTTCAAAGAATCAATTTGCTATGCCTACATATGTTTATGAGACTTCAGATGAGAAGTACGGCATATCACCAATACCTGACAGAATACTAAGCGTAACATATAAATACTATAGAACACATTCTGATCTTTCTGGATATACAGATGTACCTCTTCTACCAGTTCGATTTCACGATACGATAGTTAACAGAGCAAAGTACTACACATATATGATGAGAGCAAACGTTG